CGTTTGAATAATGGGGCTTCCCATATTTTTGCCGAAATCATCGCTTGCTTTTCTGATTAGTTCTTCAAGTCTTTCATCGGAAACATTGTCTATGTCTCCCAAGAAGAAAATAAAATCATCGATTTTCTTTACAAGCTCCGTGTTGTTTTGATGTAGCGCAATTTCCCTTGCTGCAGCAACTCTCCAACCGATTGGCAGTTGTTCCTTTCCAAACGCCCATTGTCTAAGTCTGTCGTCTTTAGGGTCGGTAAAGAGGACCGCCTCACGCATTCCCTTTAGGCTTGTCTTCCCATCGGCGTAGTCATTAAATATCTTCTTTATGTCGTTGGAAAGTTCCGGGACATCAGTTAACCCGAGCTCTTTGCTCTTTCTGAGCGTTTTTACAGATGAAGTTATTCTGCGGTCAATGTCTTCTTGTGACGTCCCAAGAGTCTTGCCTTCCCATTTAATTCCAAGACGAGCAGCTTCATCAAGTATCTCCCTGGAGCTTCTTGCGGCTCCTCTTCTTTGTGTTGCGCCGCTAGATAGACGGTCAGAGGACTGCCTTATGTCTCTCTTATAGAGGAAGCTGGCTTCTTTTTCTTGGAAGTATGAATCGGCTTTTTCAAAATCAATTAATTCCTCAGCTGATGCGTTAGTTGTGAACAGGCCAGAAGCTTCATCGAACGAATAAAGAGGGGATATTCTTTTGCGTTCCTCATCTGAGAGAACGTTGTTTTTGATTGCCTCATCTACAAGGCCAATAAATTCTTGCTTGTCTGTTTCGCCAGCCCACGTAAATCCGTTTCTTGGCCAGTGGGTAGCTCCTTGCCATTCTTCCCCCTCAGATGAACCCTGAGTGAGGACTCGAAGAATTCCCATCCTGCTATAAGCCTCTTCGTTCCGAGCGTTGAACTTGCTCGCTATTCCGTAGCCCTGAGATTGTTTGCTGATGAAAAACACGTCATGAATAACCTGTTTTTCGCCGTTCATTACGTTTATTATTCTTTTTGCTCTACCGAGAACCGGCGCTCTGGTGTCGCCGACCAAAGCAAAAGGGTCGACCAAGTCGTCTGGAACCCCAGCAGCCCTGAGCCTTTCGGCTGCCTCATCTGTTGGAACGATGTGTATTCCGATATTGGCCTGAAGGAATATCTCTCCTTCTTTCCAGCCACTATAGTCGTCGTAGAGTTGAAGTTCTGCTACCGACTCGGCTGTTCCTTCGTCGAGAGGGTCAACATCGATGCGAGCTTCATAAACAACAACTTTTACCTTGTTGCCAAGATTGACTTCTTCACCATTGGCCGCCTTAACTACAAGGTCTCGTCGGAGTTCTATTTCGCCATCAAAAATCTCCGCGAGAGATTGTGTTATTTTATCTTTAAGCGCTTTTCGTTCTTCGCTTTGCTTTATCTCGGCAACTTCGTCTCCAAAAGCATCGAGAGAAGTAGTCCATTCGTCCCTGATGTCGAGTTCTTCGTCGTCAAGAAGTTCTGAAAGTCTTTCAGCAATTTTAGCTTTTTCTTCAGGGAAACTTTGCCTGGTATCTGCAACTACTTCTTCATACTCCCAGCCAGATGAAAGCCTTTCGCTTGAGTCGCCCTGTTCTCTCCCACCACTCGGAATAAGCTTTCCTTTGGATTCTTCATTTCTTCCAGAGGACAAACGACTCGAGGAACCAACGAGCTCTTTTAATGGTCGTGTGTAGAATATTTGGTCATTAGCGTCTGAGAAAACTTTGTATGACTCAGGAAAATCGACTAGTTCTTCTGCTGTTGCTGTCGTTTCAAAAAAACCGGTGGTTTTGTTTTTTGTGTAAAGCGAAGATATTTTTTTTCTATCTTCGTCAGAAAATAGTTCAGGCGTATTTGTAATAGCATCATCGATTGTTTTTAAAAACTTTTGTTTATCTTTTTCGCCGCCCCATGTGAAGCCGTTTTTAGCCCAGTGAACAGCTCCATCCGAACCTCCACCAGATGCACCCCACGTAAATATTGAACGGATGTCCAGTTCTTTATATATCTGCTCGTTTCTGGCATTAAAGGTAGAACCTAAACCCTGACCCTTGGCACGACCATTGACGTAGAAAGAGTCGTGCGACATCATTCGCACGTCTTTGTCGTCTCCCAGTATCTGATGGAATGTTCTATATGCAGTAGCGATGGCCGGCGTTTCGTCTTCTCTGGAAACGTATCTTCTTTTATCTTCATCATTGAACATGGCAATGATTTTGTCGTCATACTTAGGAAGCGCTTTAATTCTAAAACCGAGGTCTAGCTCGGAATGCAAATCGCCCTCATCCATGGTCCTGTCGAATACTTGCAAGTCTTCCTGGTCTGAAAGGTCATTCTCGGAAACTTTTTTTATCTTGACAGCAGGTGCATAAGAAGCATGTGGCAGCACCTCTACTAAAACTTTGTTTCCTATATTCAACTTGGTTCCATCGTCGGCAGTAAGAACAATGTCTCTGTCCAGCGTCATTTCACCTTCGAATGTCTTAGCCAATAAATCGCGAAGCTGCTGCTTAGCTTCGGTCCGCTTTTCGTCATCCTGAATTATTGTTCTTGGCTTTAGTTCTGGATAGCCAGGAGGCCTAGGAGGTGCCGGCCTAGGGTCGGGGATGTATGTATCTTCTTTTTTAAATTCTTCTGTATCTAGCTTGTCGAGGAACTCAGATGCTGATTGTTTTTTCTCTTCGCTCAATGGTGATAAAGAGTCAACTATTGCTTGATACGTCTTTCCAGAAGAAAGTCTTTCGCTTTGGTCTGTCTGTTCTTGTCCACCGCTCGAAAAAAGTCCTCCATTTACTTCGCTGTTTAGCTCGCGAACGTTCTCGCGGGGGAGAAGTAGTCTTGCATTTTCTGTGAAAACAGTTTTATCTGGGTCAATATTTGTGAACCCCATGTCTTCCCAGTATCTTTGCGAACCGGGAGTTGATTCAAGCATTATTGAGCTATTGTCGTTATTGGCAATCTCAAGTATTTTCCCAAAAATAGAAGCGCCTAAATTTTCTGCTCCGACTTCTTGCCCATAGCTTGCTACGTGGTGAATGTACAGGTATTCACCTTCTCTGGCTGCTCGTGCAAATCTTGCCGCTCCAACAATGTTGTTGTTTTCATCTCTAACAACCACTAACGACCTGTCGGCGGCTTTAAGCGTTGAGTAATTGTCGTCAGTATTGGAAAAAACTTTATCCATTTGGATTTTTGCTTGAGAAAATCTTTCTGGTACTTTCCCATCTGGATATTTTTCTTTAGCAAGTTTTTTATAAGATTCGTCCGCTTCTTTTTGAAGCTTTCGCGCCGTTTCTTCCGACGTCCTTTCGCCATCATATACGGCTTCATTGTAGGCGTCAGCATCAAAATCGCCGTCTTCGTTAAAGAACTTAGGGTCGTCTTCACTTACGTCTGTTTCTTCAAAAACTTCACTCGACAAACCCATTTCGTTTGCCCGCCTGTTTCCAGTGCGTATGTTTTTACCGCTAGATAGAGATGTAGAGCTTTGTGGTTTTTTTGTCTGCCCAACCCAGACAGGATTAGTTGTTCCTTCATCTGCCCAGCCGTCTCCGTCGATGTCAAGACGAGAACCAGTTGGTCTTCTCTTGCCTGGCTTACCTCCAGTTGGGAGGTCAATATCTATGCCTCTGCCTCTTCCTCTATTGCGACCGCCAATTTCGCCAATATTTGGTCTGTCAACGAGACGGCTTGCTAGGTATTTCCCTAGCCGACCAGGGGAAGCTTTTTCTTCTTGTTCAAAAGAGCGGCCTCGGCGTGATTCCTCAAAGGGAATAGGAAATTCATTATTTTCAGAAGACATTTAGAAGCAATAATAGCACTGCTTTGCGGCTCAAAAACCTTAAAATGAAAGGCTTATAGCCTCTTGCCGCACTTTTGGCAAATTTTTGCCCACGGATAAAATCTGACCATATTCATCGGGTGGTCACATTCCAAGAGACGCTTAGCTTCAGCGTTAAGAGTATTACGAATCCACGCCGAAAGAGTTTCCTGCTCTAGTCCAGAAGCCTGCTTCCATCGGTCTCTCTCGGAGTCTGTTGTACGGATTAACACCTGTTTATCGGCGGGCCCATCATCATCTTTGACAATGCTTGACACGGTTGGTGAAATATTCTCAGCAACCTTATTCATAGCTGCCTTTATGTTTGATTCTGCATCATTCTGCTGATTGCTCATCTTCTTCGTACTCTTCTTCGTCTTCGATTACTTCGGCATCAATGACATCTTTATAATCTTGCCCAAGCATCGACCTTACTGCATCTTCTGGCAAAACCCCGGAAATAGCCATAAGTTCAAGAAGCTTCCTGGCTTCGGATTCGGCGTCAAACCCGGTGGATGGCTTGTTTAGGCCTGGCTGACCAGCAATAGTGGCTCTAATTTGTGAACCCGCCCCATCAACGCTGACATTGACGTTTGTCTGTTCCATGCCAAGAAGTTTTGTTCTTCTATCCATGATTGACAGAACCTGCTGGATTGCTTTGAGGTCTGGCTCAATCTGCATTTCTGTCCCGTCATCGGACGCTACTCGCCTGTGTTGAGTCATAGGCCAGATTGCCTGTTGTAGGTTGTCAAGACGTTCCAGCTCCATTCGAAGGACTTCTGGATACCCAAGAATCGCCTCTCTGTTCATCTTTTCCAGCTGGCGCTGAATTGAACGGTTTACTGACGAGCTTGAAATACCAAATCGTCTTGCAATTTCGTGAACGGAAGTTCCTGCCTGCCTCATCTTGAATATTCTCATATCCCTTTCGGTGAGAAATTCTTTGGTTGTAATCGGCTTAGCCTTGTCGTCACTCATTTGCTGACCTTTGTCCATTCAAGCGTTTCAAAGGGGAATCGTACCCCTCTCTTCATTTTAGTCGGCCATTCACGTGAGTCACGAGCACCTCGGAAATGTCTTACATCGTAGACGTAGGCTCCAAGGGCTGTCGGGTCTGGCTGAAGAGATAAACCAAATTCTGGCCAACGAGACCAAACAGCAGAACCGAATGGGCGCAGGTCTCTGCTGTTCATGCTTGTTCCTAGAGGGGCGTGGTGCTCAATCCATAGAGCGCACTTGTACACAACACGAATCATGTCGAGATACTTTGCTACTTCCAAGGCGATTGATTCAGATGTTCTTCCACCTGGGTCAAGGAAGGCTTTGTAAAGCGGACCAATAAGAAGAATGTCCGGCTTGACTGTATCTAGCGTCTCTTCAAGAAGAGCTCTATCCGAAGCTTTGAGAAGGTCAAGTCCAGATGGTTTTGTTAAGAGATGGGCGTCCAGCTTGTCTGTCCGCGCATGAGCCATTGCCGCCCCTGCAATGTCTCGGCTGGTTCGTCGAATAATTCTTTCAGGGTTCTCAAGGTCAACCATCAATGTTCTAACTTTAGGCATTGGCTGAAATGTAAAAGGGTGCACTCCAGCGGCGCATAGAAGACCAATCTGACGGGCAAGCATCGTTTTACCAACACCTTCGGCAGCAACAACAATTACTCGCTCAGAACGCTCTAAGAGAGACGGAATAACCCAGTCATAAGTGTCAACTGTTGATTCAAGCAAAAAGTCGTTCCATTGAACAAGTCTTCCGCTGTCAATCTGAGTAGAAGCATTGGCTGAAGTTAAAATCAGATGGCTTTTCGTTAGCTTTTGCTCGTTGCTTAAGTCGTCGCGAAGAAGCAGGTCCTGCATCTTTTCTAAAGCAATAGTAGATAAAGACTTTTCTTCCTCTACTTGTTCAGGTATCGGCTGTCCATCTTCAATCTCATCAACAGGAACAATCTCTTCTAAAGTAAGTCCAGCAGATAGGTGGTCGGTTATGTCTTTGTAATCTGGAGATGCCCATACCTGCGCATCGCATCCAGCTTGATTGAGGATGTCACACACAGTTTTTGCGTGCTTGATTCCAACCTCGTCTTTATCAGAGATGATTTCGACCAGTGCTCCAGACAGGGCCTCAGTATGAATGTCAAGCCACTTTCCTGCGCCTCCAGGCATGGTTGTTGCAACAAGCCCCATCTCTGTGAGGGTGTCAGCGTCTTTCTCTCCCTCGACTAGCCAGATAGGGAATCCCTCTCGTTTTGCTTTTAGAACTGCTGGAAGATTGTAAAGAACTTTAGGAACTTCACCGAGGGAAAACTCCCATCCACCAAAACCGTTTGGCTTGCGTTGACGAAAAGATTTCTTACCATTCTCATCTACGTAACGCATCTTCTGAAAGAGAAGTGCTCCGTATTCGTCAACATAGTCGTATGTCGTTACAAGTTTTGGCTTGCTTTCTGGTGTGTTCTTTTGTGGTGGCGCGATAGGTGCTTCTTTTTTTGGTGGTGGAGGG